GGTCCGATCCGCGGGCAGATCAGTGCCCGTGCGTGGAACCGTGCGCAGGACGCCGCGGACATCGTGCTAGGCCAGGGCGCTGATGGGGTGGCAGATGGACCGATGGCCGGGCCGTCTTCGTACACGCCGATCCTCGCCCAGAATGGGACCACGGGCACCGTCAACCGCTGGGGCGTCCTCTCCGTCGCCGGCGTCGTCTTCACGCCGTCCGGAGCCACCGGCAACGCCACGCAGCAATTCCAAGATCAGCCGGTTCTGTCCGGTGGCCTGCCGACCGGCGGCTCGGCGTTCGTGGTTGCGGTCGAGCCGATCGCGGCCGGCAAGATCGGCCGGGTGGCGGTGGCGGGGGTGGTGCAGGCGAAAATCAACGTCGTGTCGGCGAGCGACACGTTCGCCACCGCGAAGGACGGCGACCTCACACAGCTCACGAGCAGCTCGAGCGGGGAGGCCACGATCTTGTGGAAGGAATCCGGCACCGGGACGGGAAAGTGGGCGCTCGTGCGGTTCGGAGCTGCCGGAGCCGCCGGCATCCGGCTCGGCAAGGTGTCGGGCACCTGGACGAAGGGTGCGACGGCAAGCGTCACGCAGTGGAAGGGCGACGGCTCGCAGGCGGTTACCGGCACGAGCGGGCCGCTGACGTTCACGGCGATCAACCGGGCGCAGACCGTCACCGGGCCGACCGGGGGTTATTGGGTGGGCTGCGAGTCGATCGACGGGACGTGGCACCTTGAATGGGCGGAGTGCGTGTAATGCTGCTCGGAGGAAAAGGCGGCTGCCAGCAATGCACGTGCGTCCCGTGCAATCCGTGCGAGCGGACGTGCACAAACCCGCACACCGGGACGGCGTTCGAGGCTGTTTACACGAGGTACTTTGAGGGTGCGGAAGCAGGGAACACGACTGACGGTTACCTGACCGCAACCGGAGACAGCGACACTTCCGACCCGTATGACGGGATGGACGGCGACGGTCCCTGGTATCAGCGTGTCAGCGGTGGGTTCACGCTCGGAGGTAGCAGTCCCGGCACTCGCTTCCCATGCTCCGTGGTCGTGTCGTTTTGGCGCAATAATTACGTTCTTGGTGCCAGCACGATCCCGCCGCCGTCGTCCGCGCTAACGGAAAACATCGTCGAGGTCATCGTTTCGACGGGATCGCTTGTCGCCCCGGATGGTCGAGTCATCACGGCGGCGGATGGTGCGGTCACGGTCGGATCGGTGCCGCTTGTCTCCGGCGGAGGTGACGCTTCAACGTCAGACCCGCACACGGGGGAAGGGACCGTTTCGTATTCGTCACTCTGCGACAACGTGGAAACCACGTTTACGATTCGCGCGACGATCCGATGGAACACAAAGAAGCGGCAGCACGTTCTCTATGGGCTCGTGCGAGAGTGCTACGACGAGCCAGACCCAGATGATCCGACAGTCACATCCTGCGACACGTTTTGCGATGGCGACCCGCCGCCGGACGCGTTGTATTTGACGATCAGCGGCTTGTCTTCTGCGCCTGGATGGGCACCAACGACAGGGTCTCTGTCAGACGCAAGTCTCTTAAACGGAACTTACGTCATTGACCCTTGGTTGCGAGAAGCCGGGATATGCAATCAGTATTTGTCTCGATACGACAGCGATTGCAGCGACACGCTTTTTAAGTTGGTTGCCATCGTCAACATCGGCAACGGATTTGGCATCTATCCGGCAAGCGTGGCTACTATGTCGATAGGAGGTTACAAAACATTCAGCAATAAGTGCCATCTTGTCGTACTTAAATGCACTCTTCCATCAGGCGAAACAGAGTTCGACGTTTGCAGTTCTACGTCGGGAACGGGTGAACTTGAGTTGCACGAGTTGCCATACGGAACAGCGTCCTACCTCACGACATTTAGCTGGACGCTGTCACCATGAATTGCGACCTCACCACCCCCGACGCCACATGCCCCCGATGCGGCTTCGTCTCGAAGGTCCGCGGTGCGATCCGCCAATGTCGCAAGCCGGCCCCGACGCACTGCGGCCCCGGCTGCCAGCTTCGCCGGACGTTCGCATGGTTCGGCATCAGGGACGACGGCTCGTGCGGGTGCGACGCCTTCGCGGCGAAGATGGACGCCTGGGGCGATTCCTGCTGGCAGCACATGGAAGAGATCGTCGACCACCTTCGCGAAGCTGCCGCGAAACGCGGGCTGCCGTTTCTCGCCACCGCGGCCCGGATCGCCGTGGCACGAGCGATCGAGGCTGGCACACCCCCCGCCGGGTGATCTGCCGGCGGGCGAAGATGGCGGCATGGCCGAACGCCGCTCGATTACCGTGTGGATCTCCGATCAGCGGTGGCGCGTTCGCCGCTGCCGGGTGCCGTCCGACCGGCACGGGGACTGTGACTACGACAAGCGTCTGATCCGCGTCTCCGAGAGCCTTCGCGGGGACGATCTTCTTGAAGTCCTCGTCCACGAGCTGATCCACGCCCGGTGGCCGGACCTGTCGGAAGAGGCAGTCGAGGAGTTCGGCCAGGAGATCGCAGCGGTGGTGACGGCGTTCGGGTTCCTGCGTGAGGAGGATGCCGATGGATGACCGTATCACCGAGATGGTGCGTGAGTTGATCCGAAAGCACCCGCAAGCCCCGGCCCGAACGCTCGCCCGCCGGCTCGTCGAGGACGTGAACGGGGCGCTGACGCTCGAGCAGGCCCGGAGCCGCATCCGCAGCATCCTCGGATTAAACGGCGAACCACGGCGGAAGCAGTCGCACGACAAGCCGTTACAACGGCCGCCACGCAAGGCCGGCGAGCGGCTCGCCATGCCGCCCTCGCAGGCCGAGCCGTGGCTGCCGTTCGACCTCGGGATCACCGGCAAGGTGGGCGTCCTCTCCGACATCCACGTCCCGTACCACGACGAGACGGCACTGCGGGCGGCGGTCGATCACCTCCAGGGGGAGAAGGTCGAGTGCCTGCTGCTGAATGGCGATTGGGCCGACTTCTATTCGATCTCTCGGCACGAGAAGAATCCGAAGCACCGCAACTTCAAGAACGAGCTGCACGCCGGGCGTGAGCTGCTCAAGTGGCTGCGGCAGGAGTTCCCCGACGCTCGATTCGTGGCGAAGCTCGGCAACCACGAGGAGCGGTGGGAGAAGTGGTTGTGGGAACACGCCCCGGAGATCAGCGACGATCCCATCATGGGCATCGACAATTGGTACGGATTCGAGCGGCTCGGCATCGATCTCGTTGCCGATAAGCGGATCGTCCTCGCCGGTGCTCTGCCGATCCTGCACGGCCACGAAAAAGGCAACGGGATCAGCTCGCCGGTGAACCAAGCTCGTGGCGCGTTCATGAGGCTCCACCACACGGTTCTCGAAGGCCACGGCCACCGAACGTCGACACATTCCGAGCCCGATATGATGGGCCGCGAGACGGTGTGTTTCAGCACCGGGTGCCTGTGTGACATGCGGCCCGCCTACGCTCGCCTGAACAAGTGGAACCACGGGGCGGCGGTGGTGACGGTTCACGCTGATCGCACGTTCGATGTCGAGAACTTCCGGATTCAGGCGGGCAAGGTAAGGCAGTCATGACCGGCGACGAACTTCGAGACATCGACCGGCGGATTCAGCGGGCCGGTGCGGCGAACTGTTGGACGGGGACGCTCGGAAGCCTCGCCGCCGATGCGAGGCGATTGGTGCGGCACATCGAGGAGCGTGGCATGGCGTGCGAATACCCGGTCGATCACATCCTTCGCGGCGAGCGGGAGCTGCGGCATTACACCGGCGACGAGATGGCACCCTCGGACGCCATGATCTTGACCGAAGACGACGCCGCAGACGTGGCCGAAGAGACAGCCAGGGCGGCGCAGATCGGCGACGGGCGGGTGTTTCCGGAGCCGGAGACGGCCGGCCCGCCGGTGGCGGTCCGGCTCCTCGAGCAGGCGACCGCCGCCGTCAAGGATCGCCACGCCGTCTACGGGCCGCCCACGGCACATTTCGCACGGACGGTCGGCATGGTCAACAACCTGTTTGCCGACGTGCTCCGCCGGCCGCTCACCACGGCCGATTGGGCACGGATCATGATCCTCGACAAGCTCGCCCGCGATCTCGGGCCGCGGCCGCACGCCGACAACGCCGTTGACCTCGCCGGCTACGCGGCCTGTCTTGCGGAGTGCCAAGCGTCCGCACCCCCTCCGCCCGTCACCGGTCACCGGTGACGATTGAGCGTGTGGAGTGACACGTGATCGCACGACCGACGCACTGGCGGGCCGTCAGCACGGGCCGCGAGTCCGTCGCGGCACCGGGCGATCACGTTTCCCTGGCACACCTCGCCGGCAACGGCGCGAAGAGCGGCAAGATCACCTCGAGACCGGCCTACACGGACCGGGAATTGGAGCTGATCGCATACCGGCTCGGCGTGACGGTGGTGGCAGTGAAGCAGGCGATCGCCCTGGGCATGCTGGAGAGACTCGATGGCTGACTCCCTCGATGGCATTGTCTCGACGACGACGAGCCTCACGCAGACGCAGACGGACACCGTCGGCAGCTCGGCGCGGGCCGTCTCCGTGGGCAAGTCGTACCCGCTCAACAGCGTCTCCGGGCCGCTCTCGGATCAACTGTGGGTGTCGAACCGCTCGCTCGCCGTCGGCTCGACCGAGACGCTCGACCTCCTCGCCCTCGCCGACACGATCCAGGGCGCGACAGGCGTGCAGACGATGCGTCAGGTGCGACTCGTCCGGGTGACCAACAACGAGACGACCACCGGCCCGCGGATCGTCGTCGGGCCGTCTGGCACGAATGGCTGGGGCCGTGTAGCCGGCGAAGTCGGCCCCGGCGGCGAGCTGCTCGGCGTTCAACAGACGCACGCATGGGGCGTTACGAGCACGGAGCGTGGCGTGACGATCCGCGCCACCGGGCCGACGGGCTCCGTCTCGTACTCGATCGTGATCGCCGGCACGAACGCCACCGGACCCTCGGGGTACTGACCATGACTCCAGACGCACTCACTGCCGCCGTGACCGGCTTTTTGAACGGTGCCCGCGACAAGGCCCGCGGCGGGCTCACCGTCTCGGAGTTCGGCTCGCTCACCGTCGAGTTGATCCGCCTGGCGGTGACCGGGCTCGACACGATCTCGGGCATGGACGGTCCGACCAAGAAGGCGTGGGCCATGTCGTGCGTCGGGAGCCTCTTCGACAGCGTCGCCGATTCGTGCGTGCCGCTCGTGGCGAGGCCGGCGTGGTGGATCGTCCGGCCCGCGGTCCGCTCGCTCGTCATGGCGGCTGCCGGCGGGGCGTTGGAGCAGATCTTGAAGCTGACCCGTGCCGCCGCCCCGGAGCCTGCCGCATGACGACCGCCCTCCTCCTCGCCGGTCTCGCGGTGGCGTGGCTTCTGTGGTCACGCCCGGCCGCCCCGGCGGGGCTGCCGCCGCTCTCGCCGATCCCGTCGCTGCCGGCAGGCCCGGCGATGTCGTCTGGCGGCCCTCACCCGCTCACCCTCCTGGCGATCCTCGCCGCCGGTGCGATGGTGGCTTTCTCGATTCTGGAAAATGGAAAACCGGCCCCCGGTCCCGGCCCCGCCCCGGTCGTCGGGCTCGATCTGCGTGGCCGGTTCGTCGGCCCCGACGCCGCTACCGACGCCGCTCTGACGGCGGCGCTGCTCGAGGAGTTGGCCGGGCAGATCGAGTGGGACGGCCAACAGGCCGAGCCCCGGCTGAAAACCGGGGCCGCGTTCGATGATCTCCGCCGCGCGGCCCGCGAGCTGCGGTGCCGCGGCGTGTCGCTCGGGGCGCGGCAGCCGGCCGTCCGTGACGAGATCAAGCGGTTCCTCGACGCCGAGGCCGGGACCGAGGGCGGGCCGGTCGATGCTGCCGCGAGGGCGAAGTGGGTGCGAGCGTACCGGGCAGTCGCCCAGGCCGCGGCGGAGGCCAGCCGATGACCGCACGTCAACGCACGGTGTGGACGTGGTCCGCGATCGGCTTCGTCGTCTTCGCGGCCATCGTCGGGGCGTTGGTCGAGCGAGCTACGCACCGGATCGCCGCCGGCGTCGAAAGCCGTTTCGGGTACACGCCGGACCCGGAGGGCGTCCGTCAGGTGATGGCGGAGTTCGGCCCGCAGGGGCGATTCTCGGCCGCCGGTGCCGACGCTATCGAGAAGGCCGAGAAGAGAGACACGTTCCTCTACCGCTCCGCGAACAAGGCTCACATGGCCGTCTACGGCCAGCCATGGGTGGTCGGCCGGCAGGGTATCGGCGACTGCGTGTCGTGGGGGTGGGCTCACGCCGTCTGGATCGCGCTGTGCTGCGATTGGGAGACCGGCCGGCTCGCCAACCCGCCGCCAATGGTTTGCACCGAGAGCATCTACGGCGGATCTCGCGTGGAAGCTCGAGGGCGTCCCGGAGACGGCCGCAACCCGGTCGGCGGCTACTCCGACGGCTCCTACGGGGCTGCCGCGGCCCGGTGGGTGCGTGATTGGGGCGTGACGTTCCGCCGTGAGGCGGGCGGCCACGATCTCCGCGTCTACTCCCC